CGGAAAACGCCTGCCGGTATTTGTAGCGAAACTAGGGCCATATCTACTCTTCATCATCAAGGCTGAACGTAAACACCACCTCTATATCATCATTGTCTGCATTTTGCCACGCTTCCGCCATCAGGGCCGCGTAGGCGATTGCATCTTCAGAACTATCTTGATGCCACGTCTCCGACTGCTGCTGACGCGCAAGTTTCAAGAGCAGCATAAACAGCCAGCCGTCCTGCTCGCTCAGGATGTTTCCGGTCAGCACATTGAAGGCCGCGACCGTTCGGGCCATGCTGCGCTCACCTTCTGGCGTATCGTATTCCTGCCCGCGTTCGAGCATCAGATCGGCGGCACGTTCTAGAAACTCAATTGCTGAGATTGTCATTCCTCATCCCCTCCGTCAAAAACGCATTCGCCCCTGAAATATGCTTTGTCGTTAATCACTTCGCACAACTCAGGCGGCAGCAGCAGGCCATCCTTGAAAGTTAGGACCGCAAATCCGGATGTGTGAGGAGAAGGGTTGTTCTCGGCATAGTCAAACTGCGGACCATGCGGGTTTGAAAGCGTCCCTGTATCGACGCCATAGCGCCGTCCGTTGTAATCAGCCCAAGGTGTCACGGCGAGCCGGTGAAGGTGTCCAGTGACGATTGAGCGGCCAGATTTGAGCGTATTGTTATAGGTGGCATGGATGCCGTTGTGATAGCGGTGCTTGACCATCAAGTTATTATTAACCATCGTGGACCATGTGAAGTTCCAGCGGTCAAACTTGTCTTCCAGTCGCTGCACCACGCCATCATATTCTGATGCGTTGACGCAAAGCGCCCGGTCAAAGCGCGCATCATGGTTGCCGACGTTCCAAATCTTGACACAGCCCTTGGGTAGCCGCTGCTCAATCTCATCCAGCCGATCTTGGCAGGCTTCCAACTCTTCCTTGACGGTTGGCAACTCAGCCCAGCCCAGAGGCGCGTGACGGCTAACTCGTGCGCCATCAAACAAGTCGCCGTTTGCAAATATAGTGCGGGGCTTCAATTCCTCAATCAGCAGCAGCAAAGCCTCATTGGCCACCGTCCGCACCTGATCTGGCCACCAATGCGCGTCAGAGAACGCAATGACGGTGCCTGTGTCGATGTTGAGGTCGATCTGTCGCTTATATGCGCGTCCAGCGTCGTCAGAGACCCACTTGGTCGGGCCTTGGGTTGGGACGCTCTTGAGGATAATGCCACGCTGCGCCAATCGCTCACGACGTGAATAAACGCCACGCTCTTTGATGCCGAGGATGGCGGCAACCTTTATAGGGCTGCCCTTGCCACGCTCCCACGCTGTTATAAACTCTTCGTCTGTGATTGTCTGAGCTACCACAATGTAATCTCCCTTACTTGGCTTCCAAAGCCTTCACCCATGCTTCGACTGTCAAACGGTGTTTGACACTGCAATCGGTATATCGAGCGATGATATCACTTTCCCAGACGGCGCGGTCAGGGTCAGTCAGCACTGCCGGTGGCGCTGGAAGCAGCGGGCAATTCGACGCTAGGTTTGCCGGTAGCTGCGGCATTGGCGTCACGGACACCGCCTTCGAGCAGCCCGCTAATGCCCACAGGAGGAGTACAATCAGCAGGAATTGCAGGAGCCGTTTTGTATATCTCACGAATAGTGTTGGTGCGTTCGGTTGCCACGACATTGGCTTGATCCCGTTCGACTTCGTAAACTTGCGAAACATCGTCTACCGCCTTTTGCATTTCGGCCCGTTGCTTTTCAGCCTTTTCCAGAGCCTTTGAATATGCCGCGTCACACTGCCAGTCGCGGACCTTGTATCCGGCGGCTGCGCCAATAACAAGAGTGCCTGCCGCCACATAGACCATCAACGGATTAGGGATCATGCCCAAGTCCGATACTTCTTTGTCTTCAGTTTGCGGTCATCAAGGCCATGCGTTCCACCATTGATGCGCTTCGTCAGCGCAAGGATGGCTGCGTCGTTGACGCCCTTGTCGCAGATCGACCACAGCTTGTTGCGGTCGAAGAACCACAGCGCGCTCTCAAAAGCCAACTCAGTGGCGACCAGATCGGGATTGTCCATGATGTCAGGGCGGCGAACATAATTGGCGAAAGCCTGATAGTTGTCATGCCCGGTCAGTTGGAGCGCGCCGCGTCCGCGATACTTCCATCCGTCTCCTGATCCTTCAGGTCCGTTGCCCATGCGATTTGCATAGACACGATTGGCAATCTTCTGCGGCTGGCGTTCGTAGAGCCGAGCTTCGAGGTCAGTCTTGAAATACTTACCAAAGATGCCGCGAAGCCCTTTGGCGCTGTAGTTGAGGTTTTCCGAGAACGTCTTAAAGTTCCCGCTTTCATGCGCCGTTTGAGCAAAAAAATGTGCAGCGCGATTAGGTGATAGCTTATAGTAAGCCGCAGCGCGCTTGAAAGTTCCCGGACCAAACGCACCATCTGCCGTTGCTCCAATCTTCTTTTGCAGGTTAATCAGGCTCATTTGTCCTGTCCCTTGTTCCAAAGCTCAAAGAGCGTCTTGATCTTCTCTTCGACCACAGCGAGGCGGACATCCATCTTGGCGAGGATGATGACCAGCGTAATGAAGGCGAGAACGAGCGGCCAGAGTTGACCGATAAGTTCAACGGTGGAGAGATCACCCATCGTTATGCTGCCGGGTTACGCCAGTCGGGAAAGTCGTCTTCATCTACCACGCCGTCGCCGTTTGCGTCATAACGCAGGTCATTCCGATACTTCTCCCAAGGGGCCATGTCATCGTCGTCTAAATCTTCAGCTTCGACAACAGGTTCCTCCACGACTGCGGCAGGCGCGACAACAGCAACTTCAAGTTCTGGGGCGTTAAGTGAGGGTAGATCGCCGCCCACAATTGGATCAGTCGGTTCATTAGGCTCTTCCTTATCGCGGGCATTGGCATTGAGGCTAAGACCACCCAGCAGACCTACAAACGCACCAACGATGGTCTGGAACGCTGGGTTGATTGTCTCAAGGATGGCCGTGCTGTCTACCAGTTCGTTCGGCACGAACAGCGCCACAGCCAAAGCCGCCACCACCACAAGGATGACAGCGGACAGAGTGACGATGGCTACGCGGATAACAAACTCAACGGTATCGTTTACACCGTCTGCCTTGCTTTCAAAGTCGTCTAGGAAGCTCATCGGTCAGCCTTGTTGTCCAGTTTGTCCTCAATCCGGCGGAGGTGGATCATCACCTCATCGAACTTCTTGTCGATAGCGCCAAATCTTTCGTCACCAAAATCTAGCTTGGTTTCAAGAATTGCCAGACGGTTGCTCAACTTCGTCCAAACGCCAATGATGGCAAAGACGCCAGCAATCAGGGTGAGAAGGGTGTCGATGCCGAATGACATATCCATTGCTATGCAGCCCATTCTTCAGCGGGAGCGTCAGGCCAAGTCGGATTAAGCATATCAGCATCACGTAGTGCTTGGCGGTATGCCTGAAACGCAGTCAAGCAAGCCACTGTAATAGGAACATCTAGAAGCTGCGTCCAATCGCAGTCGGCCAGCTTCTTGTTGCGGACAGACTTGTTGGCAGCAATCGTGGACGCATCCTTAGCTGCCAGTTCGTCAGCGGAGAGGCTTTCTACGGTCACAGCGTAGACAGCGCCGCCTTCGAGATGGGCTTCGCAGGAAACCAACTTCTGTGTGGCTGCGTCATGCGCCTTGAAATAGGTCACAGGAACAAGGTTGTTCTCAGCCATCCATTCAGCAGAAGGCCCAGAGGCAGGGAATGAAACGTGAGAGAACAGGACGGAGAGTTCACCCGTCTGTTCAATGGTTCCGTTGTTTACGATAGCGACAATCATTTTTGCCTCCGATTACTTATTTGGGAATGCCGCAGTGGGCGGTGTGAAGTTTGCGGTGTAACGGGCCACGCCCTTGGTGATGCGATAGTCGTCAAGATAACCCTGAAGCGCATACGTCCCGCCAGCAATTACACCAATCAAAGCAGGTGATGTATTATCATTTGATGTGTCTGCGCCAGAAACAGTTTGAGCCGTTTGGCTTACGCCATTGATAAATACATTAAGCGTCGATCCCACCCTAGTCAGAGCGATGTGATACCATGTGTTGTTGGATAAAGAGACGGACCAAGTTGAGTATCTTGCGCTATCTAATTGCCCAAAATACAAAGTTGAGGCGCTTGTCTGGAAAAACCAACCATTTGAACCGCTGCTTCCCTTATGGAAAAGCATTGGGATGCTCGCTAGATTTTGAGCATACATCCACATTTCAATGGTGAAGTTGCCTGTGCCAAATGATAATTCAGACGTTGAAGGCAATTGCAGCCAATCGCCTGTCCCATCAAACGCCATCGACCCCGTGCCAAACTTCTTAACGCTCGTGCTGATCTGCGCGTTGCCGACAGTCTCAAGGTCGTTCTTCATTGAGTTGTCGAAGATGGCGGCGTTGGTAGCGTTTAGGAGGAGCGATGTGTTGGTGATGGCTGTTACCGGTGCCGTGGGTGGCGTGAAGGCTGCGGTATAGACAGCCGTTCCTTTGACCACGCGGATGTTGGACATGTAGCCATTTAGGTAAAGCGTATTGTCCCCACGGCGTCCGATTTGCAGCGCCTGAGCAAGGTTAGTAATTGAGCCGGATGCGGCTGATGTAGAGGCCACAAGAGCCCCGTTTATAAAACCGTAAGAGTTCGCCCCACTGCGGGTCCACGCGATATGATACCAAGTACCAGCGGTTGGCGTGAACGCATATGTCATCCCAATGTTCGCAGACTGCGCTTGGAAATACATCGTGTTGTTATAAAGGATTACCTCGTAACCCGTGTTCGATGTGTCAAATTTTGAAACAAGCGCTGCCCCTTGTGCTGCGCCGGGAACAACGGAGAAATTAACCCAAAACTCAATTGTAAAATTTGAAGAGCCAAGCTGAAGCGCAGCGTTATCTGGCGCGGTCAGGTAATCCCCACTGCCATCAAAATACGCAGAGCCGCCATTCGTCGTCGTGCTATATGGAGCAGTATTAAATTTCGAAAACGAACCTTGCGTTGTGTTACCATTGCGGGTGATAGTAAAATTGTTGACGCTGCTATCGATAAATGTGTTGTTCTGTGCGCCGTTGCTTCCATCTCCGTGGAGCAGCAGCGAGACATTTGCAAAGTAAGGGTCTGTCGGCTCTGCGGAAGAACCAATCAAAATGCGATCAAGCATTATTTGCTATCCACCATCAAGGCGACACCGCGCCAAACTGTGCCGCCATCATCAGTGATGAAGCCGAGAATATCAACACCAGATGTTGTGAGTGTCGGAGCAATACCACCCGGCCATTTAACAGCAGCAGGCCAAGTCTGTGCGCCAGTTCCGCCATTGGTCAACTCAAGGATAAGCGAAAATGCACGAGATGATGGGACATTCGTAAACGTCCAAGTCAATGCACCAGTTGCAGTCTTGGTGAAGAAGTTGCCAGCCGAGCAATCAATGGCAGATGCAGACACCGCTGTGATGTTTGAGCGAACAGAACCAAGAAGGTCTGTTGTCGCTGTCGTCACAGTGCCGGTAAAGGTCGGCGATGCCGTGTTGGCCTTGGCATTGATCTGCGTCTGAACGGCAGAGGTTACGCCATCAAGATAGCCGAGTTCCGTTGGGCTGAGTGTAGCGCCATTTGCTGTCATCGTGCCAGTCAAGGCAAGCGTCCCGGCTACAGCAAGCGTCTTGCCTGCGCCGACGTTCACGCCAACGCTTGTGCCTGTCCCTGCGGCATTGAAAAGCGCATCAACAAGGTCAAGGTCAGTGTTGAGCTTAGTTCCCCAAGTGTCGGCGGAAGCGCCAACTTCTGGCTTGGTCAAACCAAGGTTAGTGGTCGTTGTATCAGCCATTTTTTACCTCATGCGGCTTCCTGCCAAGTCTCTGCTGTATCAGAAATTGGCGTCCATGTCTTGTCTGTATTTTCAACAGCAGTCCAGCCCTCCGAGGTCACAACAATCGGTGTCCAAGTTGCGCTTGTATCTGATTGCGGTGTCCATGTTTCCGGCTCTACCGGCTGCGGCTCCCACTTCTTAACGGCGTTGCACGTCACCGTTGAAGTGCTGTTAATGACTGCACTGCCGACATACAGAATGCCACCAGCAACCGTCATATTCGACGTTGCATCAATGACAGCGCCAGCGGAGTTAACCATCACCCCAGAGGCTGTCAGATCGGTTGCAGCCGCAATCTCAATGGTCGTCTGGGCATAACGCACTGCAACAGCCGTAACGGCGCTGAGAGCGTTTATTTCGGACGCTGCAAATACGATACGATTAGCGTTAGCCGTGAGCGCCGTTGTGGCGTTAATCTCTGCCGCTGCAAATGTGGTGCGTGTCGCAGTCGCTGTTAGGTCGCTGGTGGCGTCAATTGCCGCAGCGCCGGGGATGGTCTTCTGGCCGGTAGCTGTTACGTCAGATATCGCATTAATCGCAACCGCGCCAACCAGCACACGGACAGCAGATGCAGTTACATCGCTCGTTGCGGCAATCGCAGAAGCGCCGTTAGCGTAACGAACAGCAGAGGCGGTTACGTCACTGGTGGCCGCAATCGCTACGGAGCCGTCAACAATTCTATCGGCTGATGCAGTTACGTCAGAGGACGCAGTGATTAACGCTGCGCCCTCGATTGCATCTTCGCCAAAACTTCCACGACCATAGAGGCCACTACCGTAGCCGGACGGAGCGCCAGCGGGGTAAGTCCCCAGCCCGTAATTGCCGCTACCGTAGAAACTCATCTATTAGTCCAGTGTGATGTCGAGGTCGCCTGCTGGAATACGGAACACATCGCCGCTAGAAATGGTCTTCGATGTGGTCAATGCACCAGAGGCCAGCAAGTTGCCGCCAGTGGAAGCGTCGCGGACGCCAACATAGGTCACAGTGCCCCACGAAGCGGATGCCGTCGGAAACTCAATGGCCGCCGTGTTGGCAGCAGCGCCGCCTGTGATGGTGAAAGCAGCCGTCTGACGCGCATAAGAGCCGCCAGAAACTTCCGTGCCAGTGTCGCCTTCGCCCGGATCAGACGTATATAGGCCAACATACAGCGTTGCTGGTGCCGTGTAGGATGTGCCGCCGAAAACGTGCAACATCACCTTGTTTTCAAGATAATTGGAGAAAGACATCTGTAGCTCCTTAGCCGAAAGAACGAATACGCGGTTTGAGTTTGCTGCTGCCAATTCTAGCACGTTCGTCAGCAAGTTTCATGTCATTAACAAGCGTCTGATAAAGGCCAGCCCAAACACCAGTGCGCTCATCTTCCTTCAGATATGGAGCGGACTGCGTAAGAGCGGCATACAGATAGATGTCTGGAGCCTCTGTCAGCAGCCAATTCGTCGGGGCGGCATCGCTCAACGCAGGGATTTTAGCGTAATACAGCAACTCGCCAGTGTATTCACCATCAGGCGCGGGGAGCACCTGAAACTGCTGGCCGACCATCGTGTAAAACATGGGCTGACCAGAGGTGATGTACACTTGGCTGTCTTCGATAAGCTGCTCAGGCGTCACATAAACCAACGGCGTGATCGGGTTGGTGTTTAACTGGAAGCGGATGTTTTCCATCCAATCGGACGGAACAGCGAAATACGGCGTATCTAGAGTTGCATCAGCCCGCGTCACCATCTTGCGATGACGGATTTGCCGGTTCATCTGCGCCTCTGCGAGAGCGATGAAGTTGGGAATAGCCGTCGTCAGGTCTGATCGGTTCAACCAGTCACCAACTGCGGTCTTCAACTCTGAATACGTCGTAATTGCCATTAGATAGTCCCCGGCCTTGTGCGGAATGCTCGATTGTCAGGGTCATTCAGCCATTTTGCCATTGCCTTCTGGTCGCCCAAAATGCCTTGGCGTTCGAGTTCGTAATACACTGAAAGCGGGATGCTGCCAACCTTGGTCCACTCTCCCCAGCGTTCCGGTGCGGCGTTAAATTCAGCCTTGTTGGCTTCTATGATGCCGGAGACATCCTGCGTCTTCTGGATGATTGCCTCATCCTTGTCAGCATCATAAACAAATTTTGTGACGATGCCTGTCGTTGCGCTATCGTCAGAAATAATATTGTCAGTCATTAACGTGGCTCCATGTCCTGCCTGTCTTAACACCTCGAATGCAATTCGGGCTTAAGTTCAACTCCCTCGCCAACTCGGCATGGGGCCGATTATTATTCTGCCTTATATACCTAACAAGGCTATCATTCAACTTAGCCTTTCCATTGCCCGTTCCCTTTGGCGCAACGGTGCGTTTGCGCCCTTTCGCAATCATGTCGGAAGTATTTTCTTTATACGTTCCGGCGGACAGGTGATCTGGGTTTACGCAAGACGGGTTATCGCAAGAGTGCATCACAACTAGGCCATCAGGTATCTGGCCCTTGTGAATTTGATATGACAGCCTGTGCGCGGAAATAGTTCGGCTTCCCTTCCCGCTCTCTTGGATTTGTCCATATCCATTGGGCCTGACTGGCCCGATCCATTTCCAGCAATCGTCCGTAACAACAATTTTACGAAAAAACCGCTCCTCCAGAGTTCCCCTCGGCCTACTACGTGAGAACGTGGGGTCAGCCCGACGCGCCTCCATGTAGTGAGCGCCGCAAAAACCACGAGCCACAAACGGCTTTGTGCAACCTTCGATAGAACATTTGCGCATAAAAAACTCCCGGTGCAGGAGTTACTTCCATACACCGGGAGCCTTTTAAGTGTCAAGTCTATCTTACGCCGTGGTCAGATCGAAGACCCCACCGTGAGCCGCCTGATTGCTGACCTTCAGGCCATACTCAACAAGCATCAGACGCTTTTCAGCATCGCCCGTCTTGGCGAGTTCGTCCTGCTGGATCGGACGCAGGATTGCGAGCGAGGCGTATTCAGGATCGACAATCAGAGCATCGCGAGCGCGCATGAAGCGGTTCGGGACAATCGTGATCTGACCGAAGTCACCGACGTAAACGTCAGCAGCGCCGATGATCTGAGCCTGCTTACCAGCCGGAACGTCACGGAAGCGAGTGGCAATGCCGGTGAAAGCCGAAGCAGCCTGCTTGTTGAACGCGCCAACCATGAGCATCTTCGGGTTGCCGCCAGAGGTCCACGTTTCAGCCAGAACCGTCTTCAGCAGCGTTTCGGTGAACGCGCGCTGCGTACCGTCAGTACGAGCAGCCGTCGGGGTCGAGCCAACCGTAGGATCAGCACCGCCAGAGCCGAAGTCGGTGTTCGACGTAAGCCATGCAGGCAGACCAGCCGTGCGGCGAGGAGTTGTGGTGTTACCAGCAACGGCGGCTTGGTTAGCGAGCAGTGCGCTTTCCATGTCACGCTTCAGTTCAGAACCCATCTTAGCAAGCTGATAGGTCAGTTCCGAGCGACGGCCAGCCTTATCAAGTGCTTCAACGGTGCCGGAGATGACGACGTTCTTCGTGCTGATCTGCGTGTAGTTACCAACGCGGGCGGTCGGCGTAACAGCAGTGAACGAGGAGACATCATCACCTTCGAGCGCGGCGTTCGAGGACGAGGCAGCAGCCAAAGCGTCCGTCTGCCATTCAAAATAGGTGTTCTTAACGCTCTCACGACCGATGTTCGAGATGAACGGGGTTTCTTCGGGCGAGATGTTGTAGATGACGTTCGAAAGGTCTTCACGAATACCGATAGCGGAGTACCGGGTGAAGGTATTTGCAATAATAGCCATAACTTAGGTGTCCTTAAATGAGTTTGTCCAAAAGAGCGGCTGCATCACTGATACGGCCACTATGCGCAAGGCGCTGAGAAGCTCTCTTTACCTCAGTTGGACGACCATTTGCCTGAGACCCACTGCTTCCGGGGCGGATGACCTTGGCTGACTTTTTCGGTGCAACCTTGGACTGTTGGACTTTCGTCCGGCCCTTATCGTAAAGCATGGCTTTGCGGAGAAGTGCGACGTGGCTCGCTTGACGCAGGCTCTCGATTTCCTGCTCTGACAAACCCTGAGCTACTGCCCAGTCTCGCAAATCTTTTGCTTCCTGCACCATAACAGCCTGATCTTTCCACTCTGGGATAACATCGGGCAACCTAGCGCGTTCTGCTTCCACAAAAGCCTGAATGGCTCTCGCTTGGTCTGTGGCGGCTTCCTGTGCGAGACGCTGCTGCTCTGCCTGAATGGCCTGCAAGCGATACGTTTGATCCTCACGGGATTTACGCCACTGTCGTTCCAACCGCGCTGCCTCAATGGGGTCTTCGTTATAAAGAGTGTCCCAATCAGGCTCCGCACTGGCCTGCTGCATCAGTTGCTGCTGGAGCAATGGCAGAAGTTCAGCGTATTGAGCGCGTTCTTGACGGATGGTTTCAGCCTCACCTTGGAACGCTTTACGTTCTTCAGCTAGGGCTTGGGCCTTCCGCGTGTAGTCTGAAGTCCGGCTATAACCACTCCGAAGCTCTGCAAGGGTGACTTCCAATTCCTGACCGTCAACTTTGACCTTGACCGTCACATCATCAGGAAGTTCCTGCGCGCCTTCTTCGTCGCTATCTTCTTCGTCCAGATCGGCTTCGTCGTCGTATTCGGTTTCTGCCTCATCAAAGGCTTCTTCCTCATATTCCGCTTCTGCCTGACCCTCTTCAGGGTCTAGCGCCTCAGCTTCGTCTTGGTTGTCCTCTTCAGGGCCGAGCAGTTTGCTGATGGCTAAGGTTGCTTCGTGGAGGCCGATCCCAGTATCGGGGTTGCCGACTTGTTCCGTCATATATCACCTTTTTTCATAAATGTTAATTCCTTGATGCAAGCACTCCTGCGTCAAGGGTTGCCTGTAGGCGGGCTTTCAAACGCTCAAGTCCTTTGAGTGTGTGAAACAGGTCAGAGCGCTGGCGTTCATCGCCAATGGCAGTGGTGCGCCACTCTGTGTAAATGTCAGCTTCGACCTGCGCGAAAGCCTCCAGAAGCGTTTCATCTTCCAGAAGTCGCTTGGCGTGATTGGCCTGTGCGATGATCTCCACTTTATCCATTAGATGAGAGGCTGATACATAGGTGCTGCGGCGGATGCAGGTTGCGAGTTTTGAAGATAATCCTGCATGTTCACGCCGTATTTTTCCATCATCCTATCGTCTATTTTTTCTTGATTATAAATATTTGAGGCCCCTATTCCGATAAACGGCGCGCCAAGAAGTTTCATAGAAGCGATGTTCGCCGCCTTCAAAATAGATCCGGCAGATGATGGTGCCTGCTGTTGGCTCCCATATGCTGGATTTGCAGAAAATGAATTAAAAGGAGCGGCAGAGGTAGGGATTAATTGGTTATATTCAGGCCGGAAGAACGTGGCCTCTGGACCAAAGCCATAACGCTCGTAATCAGCAATAGCTGGCTGTGCGCGATAATCCATGCCAGTGCCGAAGCCAGTGCCAGCGCCAAACGGTGAAACGTAAGGCGTTGTTGGACCAATGCCACCACCAGCGTTGCCGAAAAGGCTGCTAAGTCCAGAAATACCTAAACTTCCCAGTGTCGCAAGTTGCGTTGCGCTCAATCCAGTCCCAAGAACGCCTCCTCCGCCAGCGCCAGCGTTAACTGCTGCAAGTTCTGCATCTGTCATACCAGTCGTCGATGCTGCGGTGTCTGCCGCGCTAGTAGTTGATCCAGCAGCGTTAGCCGCAGCAGCAGCAGCAGCGCCGCCACCAGCAAGCAAAGACGCTGGAACGAGGTTTGTTGGCTGTGTTTGCGCATTAACCAAAATGTCACTTGGGGATGCAACTGGTGGCGTGACAGGCGGCGTGTCAGGTTGCGTCGGTGCCTGCGTCTGTGCGTTGACCAGAATGTTTTCAGGGAACGAAACAGGAGGCGTCACAGGCGGAGTTTCTGGTTGCGTCGGTGTCTGCGTCTGCGCTTGCACGATTGTTTCAGGAAGAAGGGCGCTCGACAATGCAGACCCGGCAGTGGAGCCGATGGCCGATCCCGCAATGCTTGGGGCTGCCGTCTTAATAGCTGTCGCTACAATGTCTCCCGCAATGCTTGGAAGCAAGGCAGGCGCAACTGACCCAAGCCCAGCAGATGCCACGTTCTGTGCAGCAGTGGCCGCAATATCATCCAGAAGTGATGGCAGGTTGGGAAGTACGTCTGCTGCAAGTGATGCCGTCGGGGCGACAGCATTCCCACTGGGGACGCCCGCGCCAAAGATGCCTTCACCAAGGCCAGCTCCACCACCAGCGATGGCTGCACGTAATAGCGTGTCCTGAAGACTGCGGCCTTGAGCAACGCTTGACGCAGCAGAGCCAGCAGCAGCCGGAAGGATTGTGCCGAGGAAGCCACCACCGGGGACAAGTGCAGAGGCGAGGATCGGCAGCCCAATGTCGGCAACGGTTCCTATCGCACTTTTATTTGGCTTATCATTTGCAACCGTTGCAAAGTTAGACATCCCCGGCGCTGCGGCCTGAATATCCCAGTTGGCCTTATTGCCGCTTGTATCACTCAGCCCTTGCGCCAGATCACGCGCCGTCTGCGCCGCTTCATATCCGGTGCCTTCAAACACAACTTCGCCAGTCGCATTATTGACAAGGCGCACAGCCGTCTGCGGGCTGACCGAAAACGTGTTGGTCGTGCCAGATATTTGCGATGTCGCATTGCCCTTATTTGACAATGGAGCATCGATTGCCTGCAACGGTCCATACTTGCTGCTAATCAGGCCATACGTTCCCAAGTCAGCAAAGGTGATGCCTTGGTCCCCAGCGCCAAAACCTCTTGTGCCGTAGCCAGATTTTGCAAGGTCTTCATAGGTCACAACAGCCATTTACATCATTCCTTCTGGCGGAAGTTCAACGGGCATCGGCATCTCAACCGGCATCGGAACAGCGGGCGCTGACTGTGCGGCCTGAATGACTGAGCGTTCCAGTTCGCCCTGCTGACGGAGAAACTCGCGGTCACGCTGCATCAAGGCCTCAATGTTGGCCGTGTTTACCTGCGTTCCATACTTGGCTTCAATTTCAGCAGACTTGAGCATCACCTCTGCGTCCAACTTATCACGCTCGCGGTCATCCTTCAGCAGCATATCTTCGCGCTGAAGTTCAAGCTCTGCGGCCTTCTTCTGGATGTCAGCCTGAATGCTCTGTGCCTGCACCTGTGCCAGAATTGCTTCCGGGCTTGGCGGGGGAGGCGTTGGGGCGGGAGGCTGGAAGCCCTGCGGATTGGTGAAGAAGCGCGACACATCCTTGAAGCCAGCGATTGCCAGCATCTGTTCAAGCGTGTTGTAATAACCCTCAAGGCTGACCAGCGGATTGTTCATCGGGCCAAGCTGCTGCAGGATCATCTCTTGCTTCTGGGCAATCACGTTAAGGAAGCCCATCTTCTGCTCATCCGAGCCAGTGCCAAGAGCCACGTTGACCAGCACGTCCATGTCAGCATCCCAGACGCGGGGATCAATCTGCACAAACTCATTACGCAGGCGAACCATGCGCGGCCTGTCCTGATTTTTAACCATCAATTTCAATGACTTAGACATCAGGGCCTTAAAGCCAGTCTCTGCAAACATCCGGCAGATCAGTTCGATGTGCTGCTGGGCTGCGGTCACGGTTGCGTTCACTGCTGTTGCAGTCGCTCCGCTCAATGCGTTAGCGTCAAGGCCAGCCGAAGCCTTGTTGATGCCGGTGCGGCTTTCCTTCACCTGATCCATATACTCAAGCATCGGGAATGCGGCCTGAGATACGTTTGGCGTGACAAACGGCTGCACGGCACCCTGCGACTTCATGCGAATGATGCCGCCAACCTCAGTGTTCAGCACATCCTCAATGGAAGCCTGACCTTCGACAACGCCCATGCGCGGGTAAATAGACTGGGCAAGGCTGTCCAACGTGTTACGCATGATCGACGACTTGATGCGCTGGATGTCCATCACAACGTCAGCAATCGACATACCGAAGAATGTGTGCGGCTCAGGGTCCGGGCAGAAGTCGAAGAATGGATGGTCGTCTACGGCTTCATTGTGCAGCAGTTTGTATGCAGAGCCACCAACGCAGACCTTTTGCAGTTCAGCAATGCCGTCACCGTCCATGTCCACATAGATATAGCCCTCAATGTAGAGAACCTTCTTCGATGCGGTGTCGGTGCGGCCAGCGCCAAGAATGGTCGCCTGCGGGTTGCGGTCAAATGCTTCCTGATTGCCCTCGAAGTCGTCCTGCGTCTCGTAGCCAAGCTGCTCAACTTCTTCCTTCTCATAGCCCATCTGGACCAGTTCGGAGACCGTGAGATAGCGGCGATGACCGATAAACTCAAAGTCGTTGATGGACTTGGCGCGACGGTCAATCAGCAACTCTTCGGGCGGAAGAGCCTGCATATTGAGGCGGCCTTCCTTCGTCTTGCGGACGACGGTTGCGCTGTAGGTCGGCATCTGGATGACGGTAGCGATGCCTTCGGGCGTCATTGCCTCCATTTCGCCGTATTCTACCTCAACCTCGCGCAGTTCAACGGTAGGATCGGACATCAGAACGGAATAGGCGTTTTCGTCCAGACCCTCTATCTCGTAGGTCTTGACGGTTTCCTTCTCATCCCACCAGACTTTACCGAAGCCGTTCTTGCGGACCAGAGCGTCCTTAAACATGGCATAAGCATGGAAGAACAGGTTGTTGTCGCGTGTCAGGCAATAGTTGACATAATCCGTCGCCTGCTCTGCGTTCGCTACGTCCTCTGGGCCATTCGGTGCAAACTCAACAACGCTGGATGAGCCAAAGAAGACGCGCATAATCGACGGCATAATGGCCTGCACGGTATCGCGCACGTCCATTGACACAACCTGCGAGCGGCCTTCCTCTTCGTTGCCGAATGGCTCGCCCTTGTAATACTGACCGGCCTCAGCCCGCAGCGGGGAGATGATGTCGTCAATGTAAGCCTGAGCGTCGTCGATCTCGCCAGCGATGATGCTTTCAAGCTCTTCATCAGACATCATTTCTTCGTCAGACGCGCCAACGTCAATGTCCATGCCGTCGTCCAGCATCATTGCGTCGTCAACCTCTTCGTTAGAAGGCTTTGCGTTCTTCCGATATGCCATATTTTCGCCTTACTTCTTTTTGGACTTGCCAGCTTCTGACAGTGCAATTGCGATAGCCTGCTTGCGGCTCTTAGCCATCGGAGCCTTGGCCGGTCCCTTGGGGTTTACGCCAGCGTGAAGCGTCCCGCGCTTGTACTCGCCCATAACCTTGGCAATCTTCTTTGCCGCTGCGTCGAGTTTTTTCATGGTTTAACCCTCAAACGATACCACGTATATTTCGCCTGATAGGCGTATAACCCATTTGCTCCCGATGCGCTATGGCAAAGTATCTGGCAGCGTCAGCGTAGTGGCTAGTCCAGTCGTGATACGGATGCGTCTGAAACTCTTGCCGTTTCTCATCATAGTTGCGGCGATACATCCGCAGGGCTTCGATCCCGGTCTTGCAGTTGTCCTTGTCGAACCAAGAGCGCGGCAGCAGCATTCGCAAAGCCTGAATGCCGTCCATGATATCCATGCGCGGTGCAACCTCGACATTGCGCAGCCCAAGCTCGCTCAGAACCTCCAAGCGGCTTTTGCCCGTTCCAAGCTCGCGGACGCGCACGTCATGCGGGAGATAGTGGTTGCCCCAGACGTAGGGCTTGGCCTGTAGTTGCTTCACATACCAGTCGAGAGCAACGCCCTCACCCTTCAGGCAGTCAATCCAGCGCGTCTCACCGCCATGCGCCTGCACGAACCAGATGACCGTGCTGTCTGACATACCCAAGTCCCATGCGGTATGTACTGGAAGCGCGGGGTCGTATGGAACGGAGGTGATGCGGTTGCTGGCGTCCATCTCGCCAAACTCTTTGCCGTAATACGCGCCACGAACAGCGGCTTCGAAGCTGCACTCGTATTCCTGAGCGTATTCGTCCTCGCTCATCATGCGGCGAGCGTCTTTTAGTTCCTTGTGGTCCAGCAGCCCGGTCTCAGAAGCTCTGAGGATAAGGCGCGTCCAGTCTTCGTCGTTCTCTGCGTTCTGCCATAGGTCGAAGAAGACGTTCTTGCCCTTTGGCGTACCGATGAAGATTGCCCAGCCCTTGCGGTCAGACAAAGCCGGACGGATCACCTGTGTCCAGACTGTTGGGTTCATATCCCCAAACTCATCCAGCACAACGCCGTCGAGATAGATACCACGCAGCCGATCTGGATTGTCAGCGCCGTAAACCCTGACGCGAGCCTTATTGGGAAGCTCTACCCAAAGCTCGCTCTCATTAATCTTGACGCCGGGAAGGAAGGCAACCGCCTCCTTGATGTACGTCCAAGCGATGTCTTTCGCCTGATTAAGCTGCGGAGCGATGTATGCAAAGCGAGGGTTAGGCAGCTTACAAGCCAATGCCCTGCGGATCACCTCATTGACGCAGGCAACCGTCTTACCGGCGCGACGATGGGCAACGGTAATCATCCATCGTGTTTTACGTCTATGCAGCGGGAGGAATTGGTCTCGCGGCCTATACGGGCTGATTAGGTCAATCGTCTTCGCCATCATCCAGACCGGGATAGCGCACGATGCCGATGTTTCCTTCGACGTGGAGCTTTGATGGTTCGTTGTAGCCGTGCATTGCGTTCAACTCTTTGACGGCTGCAACTTTCACACTCCCTGCACCTGTTTCGTATGTTTCCTTGAGCGCCCTAACAGACATCTCACGGGTCCATAGAACCTTCTCTGACAAGGCATCTTTAAGCTCTTTGACCCTTTGGGCTACGTTAGGGCGATCAATCAGCTTTGATGCCTCTACATAAATGGCACCATCTGACATCCCTTCAGCGTCATAAGCCGCACGATATGCGTCAGCTTGCGTCATCCCGTCAGCGATGGCTTGGGCAAATGCTTCTTGTTTGAATGTCAATGTCATAACAGGCTTCTACTCCACTTCCGCCTGAAAATCTATCTAGGCCCTCATCCCTGCTTTGTCAAAGTGGCCTCAGGCAATCATACCGACAAAGCCTCATTGACCCGCCCGCTGTTGACGTGGAAGATGCTTGCAATCTCCTGCTGCGTCATGTGCGGGTGCGCTACGTAATACTTCCTGATTTTTGCTGCCAGTTCCGGTGTGAACGGCTTTGACGATATAGGCCGCTTCCCGTTCTTGAACACCTTCTTCTTGTAGATGGTCATCCCATTGGCTTCCAGCTTGGAGATGATCCTCTTGGCTGTTGTGAAGTCGAGGCATCCTGCCTCCATCAATGCAAAAACTGCTGTCGTACTCATCTCAGTTCCTTTCCAGCTTACGCATGGATTTGACAAAGCGCCCGGTCTTGGGGTCGCGGTCAACCAGCGTGTCATATTCGCTTTGTAGTTCTTCCAGCTTGCGCTTCATGCCTGCGTCAGCGAGAACATAGCCCATTGCTGCGCCTGACAGGAACAGGGCGATGCCCGATAGGTACACGTCAATCATATCATTCTCTCCTCTACTTTGCCGCACTTGGTGCAGCGTCGTTGTTGATACTCGCGCACGACGTCCCAGTGATTTTTTCGCTGGTAAGGCGCAGACCAGCGCGTCCAATCGTGGAGCCAGCACCTCACAGCATCATCCCCACCAGCACGATGCCATTCACCATCGCGACGAAGAATATCAGGACGCTGATGATATGGATCAGCTCGGCCACTGGGTGGTCGATGTATGATAAGATGCGACCGATCAGCCACGACAGCACAACGGCCACGAAGGTTATTCCAAGTTCGCTCATTTCAGATGTTCCTTTGCTTCGATCTTTTCGGCAAAATACAAAACGTCCCGAGACCAAGCATTTCCTCCGTGCCCCTGAGCGTAACCCACGATCTTGGCGCGCTCTTCTGCGGCTGCTGCTTCGCGGTGACGGGCGAAATATGCTGGCAAGTCTCGCTCGTCATGCTCGCGGTGCATCCACCAAGTGTGGGCCGCAGCTCGGTCAGCCTGTGTGATCTCAACCATGCCATCGCTCATCGTTTGCGAGTGCGTCATAATTGTCCTCCTCTTCCCAATGCTCACAGGTATCGTCCATGTGAACAATATGGCTTTCCTTGTCGGCCATCGTTTCGTGGCCACACCATCCGCGACTGGTTAGCTGCAAAGTGAAGTCGCAAACGAAGTGCTGGCAGTCGATGCACCGCTCGGTCATTTCATCAACCAGTGCATGATGGCATCATACAGATCGTATTTGCCGTTGAAGTCGTAGAACAGGAAGAAGCAGACCCCAAAGAAGTCCACGCCCGTTCTCACGGTGACGGTGTTCTTGTCGCTCATTTCGTTTCTCCCAAGGCTGCGCGGTTCAAGCGCAACGGGGTCGATTGCGGATAGGTCGTCGAGTTCCTTACGAGCGGCAATGCCGTCATTCCATCCTTTCACATATTCAGCGGATGCGTCTTGTCTGAGTTCCACGTCAGTCATTGCGGGCCTCCAGTGCTGCGAGGGCGAAGCCTTCAATCTCTGCAAGGTTCCCATCCAGTCCGCCCTCCCACTGACGCTTGGCAGCAAGGGCGCGGATATTGCCCAAAGCCTCACGCAACCGCGCTACATCTGCCTCAAGCGCGATGATGCGGGCTTTGTCGGCTTTGATCTGGTCCTTAGCCTCTTCCATCGTAGCGCAACAGCATAGGTCCAGCTTGCACTTGCCGCAGTTGCAACCCTTGCCCAACCGCTCGACCAGTGTGTCAGTCATCTGTGCGTCCTTCGGCTCAGTCATGATTGTGTTCCTTGTATGCGAAGGGCCTCTGCAACGCTGTAAACGGTGCGCATCGGACGGCCTCGGCGGTCAAGCGACATCTTGAAAATCTCGTCATAGCTTTTCGGTAACCGACCGATCTGCTCAGGTGTTAGGCTCACGACTGTTCTCCTCTGGCGAGTAGGTCGGAGATGATGATTTTGACGGCTTGGTAAAAAAGCCCAATCACTACCACTAATCCAAAGGCGAGCAGCGGGTCGTCCAACACGCCCATCACTCGGCGCGCTAGGGCTGATAGGTCAGTCATTGCTGTGTCTCCTTGCGTGTGTTCCAAGCGCGCTCGTAATAAGCCAAGCGCCATGACATTCCGTCCAGCGGGCAATCGAAGTCGCTTTCGTAATCGCTCGGGTGGACCATCGCGGGGCCTTCATGCTCAAGCATAACCCCACAAAACGGACAGGGCTTAAGCGTCTCGCTCATTTCCCAAACCCCTCTTCCCAAAGTTTGATGGCGCGGATGGCGACATCAATCGGCGGCAACAATAGGCTATCGTCCCACTCGCTTACCGCCTTCCGCGCACACAGCAGCTTGCGATCAACGGGCGGCTCTTCGTGCTTCAAGATCATGTCGCAGAGTGCGGAGTAGAGCCGATTATCTCCGTAGAAATTTTGCAAGACGCTGATGGGGTATAGCTCCTTCCACCCGCACCGCTTCGCGGCTTCGAGCAGCACCCAGTCTGGTGGTGTGTCGGTCATCATTCGTCTCCACTCGGCGGGGCTGTGGCGATCAGGTAGGCGGTCGTAACCACCAGCCCGATCACGGTAAAGAACAGTGGTAGGTCGGTCATATCAGTTTGCTCCCAACTTCCCATCCAAACCGCGCACAAAAGGCCATCACAAACGTCACCATACCAAATGCGATGATAGCCATCAGAATGTCGATAAATTGCTGCATATCTCTCTCCTTCATACAACAGTGATCTTTACGTCATAGGCCCATGCAACAAGGTCAACCTGCTCTGCCTCTGTCATTGGGCCGTGCAGCTTCCCGGAGACTATGATTGCCTTTGCAAGCTCCTTTGAGCCTTCGACCAGCTTGGCATAATATTGAGCGTCACTTTCCTTGCTGGGAAGTTTGCTCGCATCAATGCGCGCCGGGTTGCGGGTCATGAAAGCGTTCATCGCACAGTCTCCGCAGGCTTGCAGCTTGTGACGATAACCTTGTCGCCCTTGCTCTTTGGCGTCCGTTCGATGACGATTGGCTTAATACCCTTCAGGGCGAGGAAGTCCCGATAGCTGGTCACAGTGCCAACTCCTTTGTGAGTGTGACTGTGCAGATGAAACCCATCATAAAGGTCATGGCTGCGGTCCAAATCATTTCGCTGCGTGTCATTTCACATTACTCCCTTTGCGCGGGCTTTGTCGTACATACGCTTGTACTGCGCCGCCTTGGTCATTTCGTATTGATAGTCGCGGCTGGTGATGTGTTTGCCTGCAACGCGCTTGGCAGTAGCAATCTTTGCCAGCGCCTGAATGCGGTCATGATCGAGCCGACCGCTGCCAATTGCGTGATACTGCTTTGATGTCTGGTAGCCAATGATCCAGAACTTTGCGATTGCCCGCTGGCGTTTGATGTATTCCTCTGAGTAGCTCATTTTCTAAACTCCCTTCGTTTCTATGCAGCCCATCTTACGGCCAAAACCACACTGGTCAATACCCGAATGCTATTTTTTTTCACCTTGCGTTGATTTTTGCCAAAACTCCACGTCCCAATCGCTTTCAAAAGGCCAAGGCTTGAAGCGCCAGTTTTCTGTCTTGACGTTCCGGCGCACCTGCCCATTGCGAAACTTGATGTCGATAAATTCATGGGGTGGCTTTCGCCCTATGTTGAAAGGCACTTGCGGCGAGCCTTGTCGATCTTGTCGAGCGTTGCCAGCGTTACACCGTGCCGAGCAGCAATGGCTTCCTTCTGCATCTCTAGCCATACCAAGTCACGATGGATGACATCGACGTGATTTGCCCGCAGTGGTGTTCCGCTAGGCATCACTTCGTCACCAAGTCGAAGTAGCGGCGTCCGTTCTCATCCTGCCTGATGACTGCCTTCGTGCTTTTCATGTTTTCGTTGATCCAGTTCACATAGTCGTCAAAGTGTGTCGAGCTTGTCGATATGCTCCCAGATGCGGAGCGCGTGATTTTCTTATCGGTCATAGGTTCCCTCTAAAAGTTTAATGAATGTGCTCGGCTGAAGCAGGAAGTCGAAGTTTGCTCGCCAGCCTCTGTCGTTGTGGCCGCACAGGAATTTCGATTTGTCGATGGCTGACAGTGCCTTGGACCAGTCTGCCGCGTCTGGATATTCCTTAATCCGCGCTTGCACCTGTCGTCTACGTGCTTCCGTTACCTTGGAGACTTTTGGCAAGCCACGGTCAGCAGCCAGATCATTCCAAGCCTCAATCACGTCAGCAACCTTCAGGGCGTCATCGTCAGATGACATATCCCCTTTAGGGGATTTAACCTCTTGGTTGTTGGTTATTGGTTCTTGGTTATTGGTTATTGGTTGGTTGAACGTCTGTTGAACGTCCGTTGAGCGTTCGTTGGACCGACGTTGAGCAGATGCCTTACCAGCGTTAGACGCCTTCTCTGATTTTTGGCGGAAATGCGTTATTTCTGCATCGCAGCGGCTATGCGACCACCGATCTTCGTCAATCGTAAAAAAGTCCTGCAGAACCTGCTTCACGGCTGCAACTTCATCACGCATACCGATCTGGCGAGCGACTTCAGCTTCGTCTCCGTATATCTCTCCGTCCTTCAGGTAGTAGAGATCGAGCAGCCGACGATAGGCCAAATCCTCCATCAGTGAGAGGTGGCGCGTGTGGCTGGCATAGTCGCCAATATTAAACTGAAAATAGTGCATCCAAACCTCCAATAGCTTGCGGAGTGGGACGCGCTGGAATAGATAATCTCATTAGCGTTGCCTCCTGTCTAGGCGATGTTAGGGCGGGGGGAGAGTTGACGCTCTTCCCCTGACCCGCCTTTCATAACACAATTCAATCGTCGTTCAAACGATAAACAAATCACCCTGCCGTTGTGCGTCCTCAATGCGCTTGCAGGCGATGTCGAAATACTTGGGCTCGCGTTCAATTCCAATGAACTTGCGACCCATCTGAACAGCCGCAACGCCGGTCGTGCCGCTGCCCATGAAGGGGTCTAGGATGGTTTCGTTAGGCACTGGCAAGTGACCAATGCACCACCGCATAACCCCAATTGGCTTTTGCGTCGGATGATCGCCGCGTGTCTCGCCATTGGCGCGCAGCATACCATTCCACATAAACCGAATGCGGCGGACGGCCTTAGGGAGATTGGTCCAAGCTAACTCGCAGTCGGCAAAGTCGTTTGCGCCGTTCTCTTTGTCCTAAACGAGCCAGCAAGACGCCGCAGGGCAATCGTAATAATTGCCACCAAAGATGATTTGCCAATGACCCGCAGCCCGCACCATTGCCATAACCTCAGGCGGGATAGGTTCATTGTCCCATTCGTCGTTACCGTAGTCGCGGGCCGGTGCCGCGTTCGTTCTCGACTTGTTTTTCCCCGCCGCCTCCCCAATCCCATAAGGCGGGTCCGTCACCACAGCGTCAACCTTACCCAAAGTCGGCAGAATGTCCCTGCAATCGCCAAGGTAGAGCGTCGCGTTTCCTATTATGGTTGGCTTAGTCATTGATTGCACCATATTTGACGCTGGATGTCCGCCGCAGACCCAAGTGATGATTGACTGTCGTCCTATCAATTTGCAGGTGAGCAGCGATCCTGTCTGCGTTCCAGCGCATTTCGTGGTGCAGCCTTTGGATAAAATCCCGACGCGCTGCAACCAAGTGCTTCACCCGCGACCTGCTGAAAATGTCCTCGATTGAGACACCGTGCTTTTGGGTGACTGTGCGCTTTATGTCGTCCATCTTGAAGCTGGTGTAGACCGGCACCTTAACAGCGACTGGGGCCATCAGGATTGCGCGCCGTGGTGGTCGTGGCAGCGGCGTTGCGCGCTGGCGGTTGGTGGTAATTCTAATCATTGTGTTTTGTCCCTTCTTTCTATATTATTCGCCTGCGTCAGTTTTGGCGTGGCCAGAGCGTCGAGTTACTCCCTTCCTCCGCTCTGGCCTTATCTCCCGCAGATCATGTGTCGGAAACAGTGCCTTGAAAAGCGCCTTGCGGATCGGCCAGTCTCTGCTGTCAACAGCCTTGGACCCTTTCACGTCTTCCACGACTTCCCTGCCGTTTCGCAGGTAGGCAAAGTCGGCAAGATAACCGAGGCGCCTGCCGTTATCGTGTTTGACCTGTATGCCATTGATAACAAACCAAAATTGCGGAAACACGAGTAGGTCGTCAATCTCACCAGCGGCCAGCATAACGTGCAGTTCGTCGCACCGTTTGGCTTCCGAGATGCTGTCGTGCTTGTGGCCTTCAGCGCAGTATGCCTTCTTAGCTTTCCACTTTTTCACCTGTAAGCTCCTTCAGTGTGATCAAATCATCAAGAGCTTTGGTCGCCCGGTCAAGAGTGTCCAGCCGGGGCGTGACCTTTTTCCAGTTGGTGAAAATCGTCGGAGCCAACTTTGCCTGCGCGGCAATGGCCGATCGTGTGATGCCGTGGAATGCGGCCTTAGCGAGTAGTTCCCTTACCTTAATATGCACTTCATTCTCCTTGTTGGAAGCCCCTCATACGATCTAAAAAATTATATTGTCAACGCAATTTTTCCTATTGCATTGTCCGTTGGCGGCTGTATGTTGGCCTCGTTAGCAACGAAGGGAACTTAGAAATGATTGCAGCAGAATACACCTGTGGCACAGCCCGCGTGGCTCCGATGCTCTGGATCACCAAGATCGAGAATGGCCGCCGTGAATACCTGCAAGGCTATTCGGTCAACGGAAAGCGTGAAGCACGTAAGCTCGCTCAGACCCTCAACGCACAGCCTTGGAACTTCTAATGGACAATCATGAAACCATTGAAGCAATCTTGGATGCTAAAAAAATGTCTAGCCCATATGGCAACAGTTGCTCATTCAAGCTGGGCTATCTCATGGAGATGCTTGGCGGCATTGCAGACCGATACCCAGACGTAGCCAATGAGCTACAAACCCGCCTCAAAATTGTGAAGGGAAATTAAACTGATGACGAAACATGAAAACATTATGCAAGCCCTTGTCGCCGCACTTCCTGAGTTGGAGAGCGCGAAAAAAAACAAGGCCAATCCAGCGTTCAAATCAAAGTATGCTGACCTTAGTGCGGTGATCGAAGCAATACAACCGATCTCAAGCCATGGCCTTTGGTTCCGGCAGGTAGCACACCAAAGCGACGGGGGCGTTGCCGTCGAAACACTTTATATCCATGAGAGCGGCGAGCTTTCAGCCGGAACAGTTTTTGTGCCATCCGATAAAAGTAACGCCCATGGATATGGCTCCGCAAACAGTTATGCGCGCCGATACGGGCTGCAACTTGCCTTTGGCCTTGCCACTGAGGATGATGACGGAAACGCAGCAAGTGCGGCCCCTACAAGGGCAGCACCCCAGCCGATCAGCACTGAGCAACTTGAGAAGGTTCAAGACTTGGTGGACGCCACCCAGAGCAATGTAGCCGCCATCTGCAAGAAGCTAAAGGTCAACAGCCTGAAAGAGATGACGCAGGAGCAATACGCATACGTCACTGGCGTACTTGAAAAGAAGAAGGGATAAGAGGATGGAACAGAGATCACCAGAATGGTTTGCCGCTCGATGCGGGTCGCTTGGCGCAAGCCAGCTTAACGAAGCTCTTGCCACCACAAAAAGCGGCTGGGGAGCATCACGCGAGAACATTAAGAACAAGATCATCGCAGAACGGCTCACAGGGCTTCCCACAGAGGGTTTCCAGAACGCCGCCATGTTGTGGGGACAGGAGCAGGAGGATAACGCCAGAAAAGCCTATGAGGCGGCCACAGGGACGTTTGTGGAGGAAATGGGCATCGCGCTGCATCCTACGCTCAAATTCACTCACGCAAGCCCAGATGGCCTTGTCGATGACGATGGCCTGATTGAGATAAAGTGCCCCAACACCACGACGCACATTGAGACGCTGAAGTCGCAGAAGGTTCCAACCAAATATATGAACCAGATGCTCTGGCAGATGCGTTGCGTTGACCGCCAGTGGTGCGACTTTGTTTCCTTCGATCCCCGCCTGCCGGATAACCTGCAGCTTTTCGTCAAGCGGGTTGAGCGAGACGACGCAGCAATCCTAGAATTGGAAGCCAAGGTTGCAGATTTTCTGGCCGAGGTGGAGCGGGAAATTGCTGACCTAAATGCGAGGTTTTAATCATGACACAGAACGAAATGGTTTTGGGCTGGATTAAGAAAGCCCCTATCGGCCCGATGGCGGCAATGAAGGAACTGGGCATTATGCGTCTGGCAGCGCGGATCAAAGACCTGCGTGACGACGGCCATAAAATCCAGACGGAATGGGACTATGTGATCGACCGCTATGGTGAGGAGCGTCGAGTGGCGCGGTATGTTTTGAAGGAACTGGCAAATGGCTAAGTTGACATTCTCTTGGCCCATTGCTGGGTCAGAGGCCAAACCAAGCAAGGCTGACGTAGAACGGCTTCGTGAAGAAACCGAGATATTCCAGTTGGATTTTCTTCAGGACGTTATTTCTGAGGCGGTTAAGCTCTACAACGAAACGGTGGGGATGATGGCTTTAAAGGACACAGCAAATGGCCCTACCACAGCGCATTAAAATTAAGTCAGACAAGGCGGACAAGCAGAAGAGAAGCCCAGCACATCGCGCATGGGTTCGTGGCTTCGCCTGTTCGGCTTGCGGATCGACTGAGGCAATTGAATGCGCCCACGTTCGCCGGGGAACAGATGGTGGCATGGGCATCAAGCCTTCCGACAAGTGGGTCATCAGCTTGTGCAAATCCTGCCATGCCCAACAGCACCAGCAGGGTGAAGAAACATTTGAAAAGTGCCACGGCATTGATATGAAGGCGATGGCGATGGAGTTTTTCAAAGCCAGCCCGCACCGACAAAAGTTAGAAACCAGAGAAGGAGATTAGAAAATGACACAGGTTGTCTACCTGCGCGGAAATTACCAAAAAGACTTGGCTAAACGGCTGATTGATAAGGCCCCGGAGAACGCTGTTGTCCGCATTAGCCCTGAGCGCAGAAGCGACGACCAGAACGCAAAAATGTGGGCAATGATCTCTGATGTCAGCAGATCAAAGCCTGAAGGCCGTGTGCATATCCCAGAAGTTTGGAAGTGCATTTTTATGGCAGCCTGCGGGCATGAAGTGGCATTTGAGAACGGCTTGGATGGAAGGCCATTCCCCATTGGGTTTCACTCTTCCAAACTGAGCAAGGCCCAGATGTCAGACCTTATCGAAAGCATATACGCCTATGGCTCAAAGCATAGTGTGCGCTGGAGCGACTATTATGAGTAACAGAGAAATTTTGAGCGAAGCAAGCTCAGAAATTGCGAAAATTTTAAAGGAGGAAGATATGACAAAACAAATGGTAGCAGCCGACGAACTTCGCCTTCTGATTGAGCGCATTGAGCGTCTCGAAGAGGAGAAGAAGGGTATCTCAGACGACATCCGGGATGTGTATTCCGAAGCCAAGGCGCGTGGCTATGATGCCAAGATTATGCGCCAGATCATCAAGCTGCGGAGCATGGAAACCCATGAGCGGCAGGAATGGGAAGCCGTTCTTGACACCTATATCTCAGCGTTGGGAATGTAAGATGCAGAAAGTATTTATCACAGGCGGGCTGGGCCGCGATGCCGAGATTAAAGCCACACAGGGTGGCGATGAGGTGCTGACGTTCCCAGTCGGTGTCACGCAGGGCTTTGGCGACAAGAAGACGACCAATTGGTTCCGCTGCTCTCTCTGGGGTAAGCGCGCCCGGTCACTGCATCCCTATCTACTAAAGGGAACAAAGGTCACGGCAGTCGGTACGCTGGCTATCGGTGAATATGAAGGCAAGGCGCAATTCAACGTCTCAGTCGATGAGGTTGAGTTTATGTCGCGGGCGGATAACGCCAAGCAGCCGACAGCCCACGATACAGCCAAGCAGAATGGCTACCAGCCCGATGATGTTGATGACACAGACCTACCATTTTGATGGAGGAGGACATGAACGCACTGCTGCTGAAAGCGCGTGAGAAAGTCGCAAATGCCTATCGCGTAGGCTCTGTTGTGTATCGCGGCATAATGACAGGCCAGTGGGATCGTGGAAGCATGGTCCAGAGCGCAATGAGTGAGATTGTCAACGCTGGCGGGCCTTATGTGAAGCTGCCAGAGGAGCGGCCACCAGAGCGTCCTGTGAATGTTATTGACGATGAGTGATATATAGAGGAATATCAATCACTGCGCTGTTCGCGGCGTAGATATGGGGTGGTAGGTTCGGGAGCATCCGGGCGCTGAGTGGTTACGGCTCAGTTAAGCCACCCCATTTATTTTTGTCCCATCCCGACAACTAAATTGGCTTTATGGTATATGTCAGTAGGATGTTGTTTCGGGGGTTCCAACATCCAACGTGCCGGGGTGGTGATGTATCGGGATCTGCATCACTACCCCTTTACCGCAAGTGCGAGCGCGGTCCCAGTTTCTTACGATGACGCAGACCCGGAGGCGAATGACGCCGCTTCTTGCGCTGCTGTGGTTGCCATGCAGTCTCTTTGGAAGCCTTCTTAGCCATTAAAGCAGCCCATCCAAGATACCGGGCATTTTACCCTTGGTTGAACGCTTCTTTTTTCCGCCGACACCAATCTTAGCCAGCAGCGATGCGAAGTTGCTTTCCGTATCAGCCTCTACGTCAACAGGATTGGGCGTATATGGCGTTGGCTCATCCAACTTCATCGTCAGCGGCTTACCCGGCTCAGAGCGTACTGGCGCCTTTGCTGCTGGATATGTCGTGCCAATGTAGTTTTTGAACTTCTTGGCGTAGTCCCGCGTTTCAGCAAACGGTGGAATGCCGCCATACTTCCGTACATTGCCCGGACCTGCGTTGTATGCTGCAGCGGCGATGATAGGATCACCAAAGGCTTTCAGTTGCTGCTTGAAATAGCGGACGCCACCACGAATGTTGTCCATTGGGTCATCAATGTTAACGCCAAGGCCCTTAGCCGTGCTGGGCATCAACTGCATCGGACCACGCGCGCCAGCCTTTGATGGGCTGACGTTAATACCGCCACTGCTTTCAATCTGGATGATGGCGTTGATAAAATCGCGGGGAACGCCCTGACGGTCTGCCTCCTGAAGCGCGAAGTTTACAAGTTTCTTATCCATTATTAATTATTCCTTGGCGTAAGAAGACCAGCAGCGGCAGCGGGGCTGAGAAGCGCACGGGGCGTAATGCCCAACGCCTGAGAAGCCTTACTTGGCGTTCGTCCAAGAATGCGAGCGATGGCCGCGCGGCCTTGTGGAGTGTAAGGTGCGGCAATCAAAGCAATGGCAGATGCCTGCCCCGGCGTGACACCTTCATAGCCAAGAGCTTCAGCAATACCCTGACCACCAGCAGCCAAACCACCTGTCAGAGCAAGATTGCGCGTCAACCTTGTCGCCGTCCCACTATCCGCCGTCCTTGATGGAATATTGCGGCCAGCGCGCGCCAAATCTGCATAGGGTCCACGCCGCTCACCTTTTCCAAATGCTGCGACAGCACGGTCAAGAGAGGATGGCGTAATTTTACCTTGTGCGCCGGATGCAGCCTTCTTCAAGCGCGCCTGATGCGCCCAGCCCGCGTTAACTTGCCGAAGTGCAGCGGCTTGACCGGGGTTTTGCTCTGCCAGCGCATTCATCCATGCCTGTCGGAGATTTGCAACGCCAGTGCCAAGACGACGCTCAAACGGGTCGGCTGATTTCATAAAAACATCGGATGATTTACTGAGACGGCTCAGCGCATCCTGAAGGTTTTTGCCCCGGATCATTGCATCGCTGTCGGCAAGATCGGTGATGCTATCTTTGATAATTGCCAGCCAATCCCTCTGCAATGCCTTGCGGCTGCTAGGAATGCCAAGCTCATCGAAAACGTCCTTTGCGCTTTTGGCAAAATCTTTGGTGACAGTAAATTCGAGGTTCGGAACAAGCGTGTTATATGCTTGCTGCAATTTCCCCTTCACCCAGCCGACAGCCTCTTCGCCCTCAAGCTCTTTAGGTACAACGCGACCGACAAAAGAGGCGGCCCTATTCAAAGCCGACTTCTCAAAATCCTGACCAACTTGCTCGCGGCTGTATTGGATTAGATCACCGATGCCGGGGATGCTTGTGGCCGCTTCTTCTATGCGCTGCAAACCGCGACCCAATAGGCTTCCACCTTCACCAGCAATCATGCCGATTGTCGGGCTGATGCCTTCTTGGCGGAGCGTCTGCAATCCACGAGACACCTTGGGAGCAATAACGCCAGAAAATACATCAGCAACAGGCTTCAATGCGCCAGAAATAGCAGCGCCTGACGCAACGTCACCGATAAACTCTGGGATGTTCTCAGCGCGCGACAATGCACCGCTTGCCAAGCCTCCGCCAACAGCAGCCTGACCCATCGTGGCAGGCGCTGTAACCGCGCGCGTCGGAAGTATAGCAGCAGTTCCCGCGATGTTGCCGATGATTTGCCCGGCCCCAGATAGGTTGGCCTGACGCTGCACGTCGGTCTCCGCAAGAGTTTGGCGAGCTGTCGGCATACCCAAAGCAGCGCCAAGTCGATTTATTCCCTCAACACCGGGCAACTGCTCAAGGCGAGATGCCACAATATCAAGAGGCTCTCGCGCACCAAGGTACAGGCCGCGTAGAAAACTTTCATCACGAGGCTGCGTTTCGCCAAGTTGCTGTTTTACAGCATTGTCGATAACGTCATCTGGAGTTCCATCTGGGAACTCAAGGATTGTGCCATCTGGCAACTCAGCCTTAATCGCCATTACATTCTGTTCCCAAAACGATCAAACTTGATGGTTTTCTTTGACTGTACGCCCATCATTGCCTTTGCCTGATTGATGTTTGGCGTTGGCTTTTTGATAGAGGACAATCTTTCGTTCACAAAATTCAAACGCTCTGAAATGATGGAGCGCAGGCCACCCAACTTTTCCTCCGTCACCTCATCCTTGTCATCAGATGACGGCTTGAACGCTTCAAGTTTCTGAGCAAACTCACGCATATCCTGCGCACCTTCACCCGGAACGCGAGTGATCTGGCTTGCCAGCGAATAAAGTTGGCTTGCCGCCGTGTTGAAACGACCGACATCCTTTGAGACAGCATTTGTCGGATTAACGCCCGGAAAATACTCCAGCATCACCCGCCAAGGCTCTTTGCCCTTCAGCGACCTGTTGTAAATCTGCTCCGCGCGATCAAGTTGCTTTGCCACACTGGTCAACTGCGTCTTTGCCGACGAAAGCTCTTGATAAATTGCCGGAGTAGGAATGTCGGCTGTTGCAACAGCAGTGGCCGCCTCCGTTCCCGGCTTCAACCTTGCTTCGACGCCAGCCTTAGCCCCAGCCTCTGCGCCAGCAACTGCGCCACGAAAATTCGGCGTCTCAGTCGGAGAAACAGGCTTTTGAAGCGCCTCTGGTGCGGCTTTTACAATTGGTGCGTCACGCCATCCCATTATGGTTTACTCCGAATATTGCCTTCAGGATCAACAAACTGCGTCCCAGATGGAAGCGCGTTATATTCTTCGTCGCTTGCGACTGTCGGGAGATTTTGCAAGCGAGCAGCCGGATTAACGACTGCGCCACTGTATGGGTCGCGAGGACGGCCAAGCGTATCAAAGGCCAACCGCGTCGGTGCCTGAGCCTTGTTTTGCTCAATGATCAACTTTGCAAAGTCGTCTGCGCTCATCAATTGAACGGCGCGGGCAAGCTGCGGGTTTGTCTGCTCCAACTGTGCAACGTATTGAGCCTTCACGGCCCCAAGTTGCGCCTGCTGCTCCGCTTGCTTGCGAAGCTGGTCAATCTGGAGCCGCCCTTGGACTTCCTGCAACTTCTGCTGCTGGATGTTTTGGAATACCTGATCTGGCGTCTGTGTGCGGCCACGCGAAACGGAACGCAGCAGCGAGCTAAGAGCAAGCAGTTTGTCACTGCCACTTAGCTGCCCAGAGAGATTGCCCTGCATAATCTGCGCCATCTTTTCAGCGTCTGTCATCGGCTGAGTTGGCTGCATCTGCTTTCCAAAAAGTGCCATGATTAGATAATCCCAAGTTTCTTCAGGCTTCCAAGAACGCCGACAACATCACTTGCCGTGCCAAGGAAGCCCTGACCCGGTGCAGTTGACGTCGTGGTCGAAGATGTCGTCGCAGGAACGCCGCTGACACCGGACTGGAAGATTTTAAGCTGCTCGACCGGATAACCGCGCTGTGCGAGGAAGTCCTGATAGGCCAGATCAATGTTCTGCTGGGCCATACCGCGCTGTGCCTGACCTGCCTGAGCAAGCATCTGCTGACGGGCCTGCTCCTGTGAAAGAGCCTGCGCGCCGAAGCCTGCCAACTGGGAAGCGCCTGCAAGCTGCTGTGTGGGCAACTGCGATGCAAGACCGGCCGCCTGACCGTAGCCTTGCTGATAGAGGTTCGCCAGCGTCTGAGCGGTGTTCAAATCCTGCTCGCCTGCGATCTGCGCCTCATATACGCCGCGACGTTCATTCCCGAATGCACGAGACTGAGCCAACTGGGCCTTGGTCGCTGCATCACGCTCTGCGCGGGACTGAGCAAGACGGCGCATTGTCGCGTCAACCACGTTTTCCTGATAGGGCGACATAAAGCCCTGCACATTGGTCTGGAACTGCGCGGGAGAGTAGCCAGCGGCGCGCTGTGCAGCCTGTGTGGCTTCTTCAAGCTGTGGAGCGCCTACGCGGCCAGTAGCAGCCTGTTCGGCCATCGTGAACGCCTGCTGCTCCTGTGGGCGGAACTGAGCAATACGCGGGCCACCATATGCCTGATAGGGGATCGACGAAACCTGCTGTGCCGCCTGAAAATTGCGGGTCAGCAAATCCTGAACAAATGGGTTTAGCTGCTGCGTTGTCTGCTGTGTCGCAGTCTGACCGCCCTTGGACATACTTAAAGCTCCTTGGCGATGGTGGTGCAAACCTCTTGCCACCCGTCGCCTTTGAAAATCTTAACCCAACCCCGTCTACCAGATATTGACATGGAATTACAGCCTATAGTGACGGCAAATGCTCGCACAGAACGCTCCATCTCCAGCAATTCATCCAGATCACCCCCAGCAAGGAAAATGTGCATCACCTTCTTGCCTGGAAAGATTTGTATTTCAGTCACTACAGCCGACTTCTCACCCGGCCATAGTTGAAAGTTCCCAGTGACAATCCCATCCCAGATGTCGCGGATGTTGTGCGTCCCCTTGGTGTATTCCAGCGCCGCTTTGATATACGGCTGGCAGCGCATAAACTCTTCGACCATTACTGCTCCGTCTGCGTTACAGCCAAGATTGCGGCTGGTGCGGCTGGTGCAAACCCTGTCGCGGCTACAGTGGCAATGCTGACGTTCGTATCGCTGGAGGCATACATCACTTCAATGTAGTCACCCGCTGAGATTGATGCCAACTCGCTGAGAGTGACAACCAAATACCCGCCGTTCAAAGAGATTGATGCAATACGGGCAGAATTGGGAAGGTCAGTCGTGCCATTCTTGCGCAGCCACACCCACACGCTCTTTTGCGAAGAGTTGGTTGACGTGATCTGCACAGAGACTGCAAAGTTATAAAGGCCAGCGTTTGCCATCACAATTCGGGATGTTGGGCTTCCCCTCGTCACTCCCTTGCCAAACTCTGTGTTGGTGAATGTCAGCGCATAGGCAGTATTGGCAGCGGCCGGTGTCTGCGTGTCGGTCTTGGTAAACTCGCCATAATACTTCTGCTGCTCAATCGTCGGGCGGACAAAGATGATACCGTCAGTGGTGCCAACCTTCAACACAGCAGCCAGCGGAATGACGTTATTCGGCGCTGTAGGCTTTACCTTTGTGAAGCCACCAGCAACCGTCGGCGAGGCGTAGAGCAAATCTCCAAGGCTATACGCGCTGGTATTCAAGCCGCGAACAAATCCCCATGTGGTGCAATAGCCCTTCTGCCCGGTGTCAGGCAGATCGTGCGTCATTACTCCAAGGATGTAGAGCGAGTTTTGTGAGCCGTCGGCAAGATAGGGGCTAATCGACAACGCACTGTCAGGCACAGCGCCTGTGAAACCAACAACAGTCCCATTTGGGATTGTGACGCCGGTATTGTTCTGGACCCGCGCATAAATCTCTTCCCCGATCTGCTGGACAACGCCATATTCCATGCCCAGATCGAGCGTCTGGTCGTCGGCGTTCCAAGAGAGGCTACCCTTGTCAGGGCTGTGGCTGTCGGTCGTGATGAAAGATGCGTCTGAGACAACTAACTTGGCAGGCTGGTAGACACCAACGTCCTGACCCTTCTCATAAACGCTGTTTGAGAAAAGCTCGATAAGGCGGTTTCGCTGCGCTTCATACGAAGGGCTATATGTGCCGGGAGGTGGCGGTAGCTTGATGCTCACCTACGGCCACCAGCAATTGCATTTAGGCGCTGCGTTCCAACCCGCCAGCTAGTTGCCGGAGTTGTCGTTGTGACGCGCATCTTAACCTGACGACCATTGAAGCGGACAGACGTTGGGTTTGTCAGGCTATATGGACCATATGTGCTTTCATCGCTATTTGGGTAATAGCGGGTTTTGAACGTGGCTGTGACACCGCCCTGATTGCGCTCATCAGGGATCAACTCATTGATATACATAATGTTGTCGCCATTGCCGATCTGGACAGGGCCGCTTTCAGCATAAGGCGTTGAACTATCGTAGTTCAGGCCAACTTCGTGGTCGTAAATATAGCCATTCGCGCCAATCATGATGGGATTGCGGAATACGCTTCGGTCAGTGCCTGCCGTGCGCGCCAATGTGCCAATCGTCCAGTGGTTCTCAACGTAATCCCAAGCCACGTAGCTGTCGTTTTCGTTCGAGCTGGCAGACGGATAGAACCACCAAACCTCGTTGTATTGAGCATTGTTGACCGCATAAACCTTAGAGATTTGGTTCGTGTTGATATTGTTGAAAACGTAATCAAACACTTCGCAAGGCAATGGCTTCACATAGCCATCGTAAACGTGAAAACCCTTCTGCCCCATCCAAACGGCCATATTGTCAAGAACAGCGATGGCATTCGCAGACACAATTCCACAGGCGCGGCCAGCAATTTCAGCCTGATACACGAAAGGCTGCCCAACATACGTCAGCGTGTGAGCGTCAATGTCTGTCAGGATTAGGTTCTGACCACGAACGCGCTTGCCACATACAATCTTGCCGGATGTCTGGAGAATAACGCTGCCAGCGAGGTTTGTTGATGCCGCCGTCCAAACCGTGTTGTTTTCCAGATCAGACCAAGCCACCTTGCGGCCATCACCAGACGCGCCCAATGCAAACAGAGAGCGTTCAGCAGTGACAAGAAGACCCTGACAGCCTGTTGGCGCATTCGTGATAACGGCAGCTTTGGTCGGAGTTGCAGCATCAAGCTGCCATTCGTATAGCTTGCCGTCAGACGTAGAGCAGCCGACGAGATATTCACCCCAAGTATCTAGGCTCCACGTCGTCGCAGCAGTTACAGAACCAGCATCAGGGCGAGGTGTGCCGTAATAGCCAGTACTATAAGTGCTAATCCCGTAACCAGCGCCCGTAGAAGCATCGTCTGATCCTGCTGTAAAACTAACTGGAGTAATGTCTACAAGGCCGCTTGATTGCGTCATAGCGTAAAGTTTGGATGACGTGCCAAGCCCAGCAAAGCGAACGCCAGCGTTTGTCTTCCAAGTTAGCAAACCACGGCATTTTCCAGTTAGTGTGCCATTACCCCGTCGCTCCCATCCGCCAACAGGCTCCATCGCTCCCTCAGTCCAGCGGACAAGGTTCACGTCATACCAGCGCCCGGTTGACTGAAGCTCAGTGCCGTTGCGGAAAACGCCTGCCGGTATTTGTAGCGAAACTAGGGCCATATCTACTCTTCATCATCAAGGCTGAACGTAAACACCACCTCTATATCATCATTGTCTGCATTTTGCCACGCTTCCGCCATCAGGGC